CTCCGGTGAGGGAGCAATTACAATCAACTCTCACACGCATGTGCTGCGTCCCGGGCAGGCATTTCTGATCGAACGGCCCGGCGCAACGCATTATTTCAGGCCAAAAAACAGCGCACACTGGGAACTGCAGTTTTTGTCCATGAACGCCGTATGCGGCAGCATTCTCCGGAATATCATCAACGAATACGGAAATATCTACACGCTTCCGCCTGCCTGCCCGGTTCTGAACTGCTGGGAAAAACTCTACGGACTGGCTGTGAATAAGCAGATCGACAATTTCTTTACCGCCTCATCCTACACCTATGAGTTCATCATGGCGCTTCACGATACGCTGCGTGCCCTTCCGGGTCTGCGGCACTCCAATAACCGCTTGCAAAACTGCGTCGAAGCAATTCAGGCAAACTATCAGAGCAATCTGACGCTGACCCAGATGGCGCAGATCTGCAATCTTTCGCCGTCCTATCTCACGAAGATTTTCAAGGAAAACTTCAAAACGACACCGGTGCAGTACCTGATCAAATATCGAATTGAGATGGCCTGCCGCTTGCTGCAGCGAAGCGATATGCGCATCGAGGATATTGCGCTGCAGACCGGCTTCGGCAGCGGGAATTATTTCTCAAGAATCTTTAAATCCGTCGTCGGCGTCTCCCCGAAGGACTATCGGAAGGAGCAAAATCTCGAACTTCTGACCGCACAGGAAACGCAGGAGTTGATCGTGCGCTATGAGATGCTGAAATAGCATTCTGTCAGGTGTAAACGGCAGGCATCCCTGCGCCGCTCGGTTTGACTAAATAAAACTGCCATCCCGACGGGATGGCAGTTTTATTTGGCAAATGACTCTAATTTTAATAAAAACCCTTCGGGTGTGCAACTTTCCCGCAAAGGGTGTGCAGTTTATTTAAGGGTGTGCATTGTTTCTCGCGCTGAGAGTTCTTTTCGTGCAAAAGTAATCAGCCCTCTCTTTGCTCAACCTCTCCGCCATCCCCAGCTGAATGCGCCGCAATATACTCATTGATAGTTGCGATATCGGTTGAATGTCTCCCACGATTAGTGCATTGAGCATTCGCCGAATACACGCTCATCACCGATTTTATATCATCAATACTTAAATCCTGTAAATGATTTATAAAAAAGTTCGTAAAGTTATCTGCTGCATCAAACCCAGCATAGTGAGGAATGGCGTTAACCATTTTATGCGTAAATTCAGCTAAATTGAAATCCTCACTGTCTTTAACTGTGTCATACAAGACTGTCGAAAAACCAGCTTGCTGCACTCCAGGATTTTCCTTGAAGAAGGCATAGACAGATTTTTCGCTCCTCGGATGAAACGCACCATAGTATTTCAAGAACTGCGGCTTTCCCAAAACCAAATTGCTCAAATATGCAAACACACCTTCATTGCTTCTTATAATATCCATTATTACTGGATAATCCAATATGATTTTAATTAGAGCATTTCTCCGTGCATCTGACTTTTCAAGCGTATCAACCGTAATCCTTGACAGAATGCCTGGCACTAAAATTTCTGAAAAAGTTGCAGTATAACCCTTTTTAATCATATATCCGGTCATCACATAAGCGAAAGCATACAATCCGTATGTATTCTCTATACATTCTGCATTATCAGACACAAACAAAAGCCGGAAAAATGTTTTGTACGACTTCTTCAGTGAATCAAATGTCATTCGACTTAGATACTTGTTTTCTATACTATTTTTTATGGACTCGTCAAAACCATCGCCGGATATGTAATAAATTGTTTTTGCATAGGCTTCAACATCACTTTGAGCAAGGGGAAACAGATCCATAATGAACGGAGCCTTGACCGAGAAAATATGATCATACATCGAACATATTAGCATCCTAGCATGATAGTCACTCGGAACGTACAAAGTATTATCATTAACTTTAAGGTGAGCACATTTGTTTCTACAGTTTTTTAAATAGTCTACATCCTCAGTAAAACGATTGAAATACAGCTGGCAGTTCTCTTTGAAAAAACGGATTATCTCATTTTCCACGCTAGAGTATTTTTCGTCATTCTCTATCATGTCATTTATTTCCTTGAGCTTGCTGCTCGCCTTTTTGTCCCCCTCGTTTGCCATAGTCTGTAGCTTTATAAACAAGTCGTAAATAACAAATGAGTACAACAGTACAATTGTAGCGCGATAATTTTTACTGTAATATGATTGAAGTATCTCCATAAAGTAGTCGCGAGAATCTGTGTTATCAAAAACACTTAAATCCTTTTCGTCAAATAACATCTTAATACCCCACTCACTTTCATTTTATAACATTATACCATATTTCTCTTGCATTTCAATGCAGAAAAGCCCGCAGGCGCTCAAACCTGCGGACTTTTTCGCTTTATGGATCTTATACGTCGATCTCTGTTCCGCTGCGGAAGCGGAAGGTCATCCGCCCATTGGTGTGAACGGTCACCTTATCAATGACGGCCAGCCAGAGCTTCTCGTCAAACTCGGTGAGGACATCCAGTTCCTGCACCTCGAACATGAACGCACCAATGGCGTCTGCCTGAGCTTCCCGTGCAGTCTTCGTGGCGCGGAGCTGCTCAAGCTGCGCTTTTACTTTTTCGTACCGCTCCGCAAGACCGTTATACCGGGCGGTATATTCCTGCTGATTTTGCGACGACTGCGCGTTTTCAGAAATGCAGCGCCGGGTCAGTTCGGTCACCACATCGACCTCCGTGAGCAGGCTATCGATTTCTGCATCAACGCCCGTGCAGTCCGTCAGCGTGGCTTGCACTAAGCGACAGTCCTCAAGGATGTTGTCCTTGCTGTCGATAATGGCGTTGAGGGCGGCCACGAACTGTGCTTTAATAGTTTTCTCGTCCAGATGCGGCGTTTCGCATTTGTGCTCACCCTTGAATTTGCAGTTGCATTGCCAGATGACTCTACGGTATTTTGAAGTCGAGTTCCAGACCTTCGAGCCGAAGTAGGAACCGCAGTCCCCGCAGACAATGCGGGAGGAGAAAATACTCTTTCCGCTGTACTGACGGCTTATTCGCTTGCGCCGAGCAAGCTCCGTCTGAACTTTGTCGAACTCTTCCGGCGTAATGATCGGCTCATGGCTGTGTTCCACATAATACTGTGGCACCTCGCCCTCATTCAGCTTTTTCTTTTTTGTGAGAAAGTCGACCGTGAAGCATTTCTGAAGGAGTGCAGCACCCTTGTACTTCTCATTCTGGAGGATGCTTTCCACTGTGCTGGTCGGCCAGTTTGTCTTTCCAGACGGAGTGGGAATCCCATCTGTTGTCAATTCCTTTGCAATGGTGTGTGGGGTCAAGCCCTCCATGAAACGGGCATATATTCTGCGGACAATGGCCGCTTCTTCCGGCACGATCTCAGGAAGACCGTCTGCACCCTTTCGGTAACCGAGGAACTGCTTGTACGGAAGGTTGACCTTGCCGTCGGCAAACCGCTTTCTCTGACCCCAGGTCACATTCTCCGAAATGGAACGGCTTTCTTCCTGTGCAAGGCTCGACATGATGGTCAGCAGCAGCTCGCCTTTGCTGTCAAAGGTGTAGATGTTTTCCTTTTCAAAATAGACCTCTACGCCTTTTTCCTTCAGCTTACGGATGGTGACCAGACCGTCGACCGTATTTCGGGCAAATCGGCTGACCGATTTTGTGACGATGAGGTCTATCTTGCCGGACATGGCATCGTCGATCATCTCATTGAAGCCCGTGCGGTGCTTGGTGCTTGTACCGGAAATGCCCTCATCGGCATAGACTTTTACGAACTCCCATTCTGGATTGCACCGGATGTACTGCGTGTAGTAGTCGATTTGGGCTTCATAGCTGGTGAACTGCTCATCGCTGTCGGTGGACACTCTGGCATACCCAGCGACCCGCCTTTTCTGGGTGGTCGCCGTAGAAAGATGCGTCAGAATGTTGATGGTTGGTGGAATGATTGTGACCGACCGGACTGCTGCGGTGCTCATTTTTGTACCCTCCTTGTCTGCAATGCCCGCTGTCTGGCCTGCTCTTTCATTTCCGGCGACCAGCTTTCTGCTCTGGAGCGGTCTTTCCATCGTTTCACGATTTCAGAACCGTCGTCCATGCAGAACACAGCGACATTGTTTTTCTCTGCTCGGATCATCGTTATTTTGCTTCGGACCATATCAGGGTCAAGCGCATCTGTCCCAAGCACCTCACGGGCAAGCGCTTCCAACGTTTCTGCCGGTATTTTCTTCGCCGGACATTCCGCTTTCCCCTTGGTCTGAAATGTGGTACAGTTCCAGAAGTGCTTTCCCCGGCAGGTGACGCGCTTATAGGTGCTGCCGCAGAGGCCGCAGCGTATAAGTCCGGAAAATGTTGACCGTGTAGGCTTTTCCCGTTTTTCCGCCTGACGCGACAGTTCATTCAGTCGCACCTGCGCCGTATCAAATGCTGCCTGGTCAATGATCGGCTCATGGGAGCCTGCGACATAATACATCGGAAGTTCGCCCCTGTTCGGCACCAGCTTTTTATCGATGTGATTCTTCCGATACTGCTTCTGGAGCAGCGCATTACCGGTGTACTTTTCGTTGGACAAGAGGTTCCGAATGCGGTCCGCGCACCACGTTCCACCAAAGGTCCGTTCGCACCCTCTGCCGTTCAGGTCGCGGCTGATGGCACTCAGACTCTCGCCGCCGTTGAAGCGTGTAAATATCTCACGGACAATGGCGGCTTCTTTCTCATTTACTTGGATGCCGTTTGCAGTAATGTTGTAGCCGAACAGGAAACGCAGGTTGGCAAGCTCTCCGTTCTCAAACGCTTTGCGGATGCGCCATTTCTGGTTTTCACTGGCTGACAGACTTTCCTCCTGGGCATAGGATGCCAGGATGGTCAGCATCAGTTCTCCGTCCGCGCTCATGGTGTGGATGTTCTGTTCTTCAAAGAACACATCAACACCCAGGCTTTTCAGTTCCCGGACGGTCTGCAGCAATGTGACCGTATTTCTGGCAAAACGTGATATGCTTTTTGTAATGACAAGGTCGATTTCCCCGGCACGGCAGCTTGCCAGCATTCGTTGAAAGCCGTCCCGCTGGCTCTTGGTGCCGGTGATAGCTTCGTCACTGAACACGCCGCAGTAAAGCCAATCGGCGTGAGATTGAATCAGGCTGTTGTAATAGCTCACCTGCGCGGAAAGCGAGTGGAGCATTGCGTCCTTTCCAGAAGAAACGCGGGCATAGGCGCAGACGCGCAGCGCCTTCGGCTGCATGGGGATCTGGAAATCGACCCGTTCTATGACTCTCTCCATGTTGTTCACCTCCCTTTGGTGTGTGACATATTACCTCTGAACGCACGATTTATCCAGCCATTTCAGCGGAATATACTGCACGAAGATATCCCGTACTTTTTGGCGATGATCGTATCAATTTCAGCGTACTCTTCCTCGGAGATCAAGCCCTTTGAGAGCATACGCCGGGCGAGCGCCATCGCTGCCTGGTAAGCCATCTGACGCTGTTCAAAATCAGGCATCGTGTGCCTCCTTCCTTCTGGCATCCGCGTAGCAGGCACGGCTGCAATATTGTTGTTTGGGCTTTCCGTACCGCTCGAACGCTCTGCCGCACCATACACAGGTCAGATGCTGCATCGTTCGACGCTGGAGTTGCTCCGGATGCCGGTTCCACCACATGGACCGGCATTTGTCCGAACAAAATTTCTTTTTCCGCACCCGCGGTGGCTGTTGGATTGGGTTGCCGCATTGCAGGCAAAAAGCATCGTACATCTTTAGCCGCTGCCTCTGGCAAAAGGATTTCACGGTATTGACCGAAATGCCGAGTTCTGCGGCGATCTTCTTATATCCAAGCCCGGCGTCCTGAAGCTCCAATATCCGCTCCTGCTGTATCTGTGTCATCCGTCTGCCCTCCAAAAAGTCTTTCATAATAGAGCCACGCGGAGGGCGAAAACTGAGGTTCCATAAAAAATAAGCCCTCCACGGAAAAAATCCGCAGAGGGCTTAACTATGGGTTATCCGTCAGACACAGCGGCAGGAGGTATTGCAGCCTCTGCTGATAAATCTGCGGGACAGCGTCGCCGGGAGAGACGATGGCTTTTCGGCGCGCCAGCTCAACCGCCGTTTCCAGAAGGAGAGGCAGATTGCGGGCGCTTTGCAGTTCGGTAGGCAATCTTGCGACATTGGCCGGGTCTCCGAGGATGTGCTCCACGTTGACGCGCACCGGCCAGTCTGGAACGTAATGAATACCTTGCAGCGGCATTGAGTAGAGAGGCTTTTCCGGCAGAGGGGAAATATAGCGCAGCAGCGCAGAGTTTTCATCCGCGAAGCCCCGGAAGCACCACTTTAATAAAGAATCCAGTTTTTTATTTCTGCCGAAGCAGGCATAGAT